TACAGCAGTGCAAGCACCACCTAATTCTAGTGTGCTGCCTGATCTTTTTTCTATTTTATTTACTTTAATTGTACTCATTATTGAAATTTATACCTTATCATTACAATTCCGCTACCACCATTTGCTCCTGCACCTGGGCTATTAGCTCCACCGCCACCACCTGTATTAGCTGTGCCAGTAGCTCCTTTTGCTCCACCTCCGCCACCAGGGGGTGCAGGAACTGATCCACCTGGACCAGGACTTCCACTTCCGCCACCTGCAAAATATCTTGTTGATCCTTCTGGTCCTGATGTTCCATAACTTGGAGCTGTTGGACCAATAAATGGATCAGCAATATAAGCGCCAACTCCACCAACTCCTTGAGGGTTCCCATCTGAACCTACTCCTCCTGCTCCTCCACCACCACTTCCGTTGTATGTTCCTGAAGAAGGTGCTCCATCGCCTCCATCATTACCTTGAGGAGGTGCGACTGGAGGTGTATTACCAGATCCACCACAAACTGCATTTCTTGCACCAGCACCTGAGCCACCGTCTCTACAAGCCATATTACAATGTCCACCTCCTCCTCCACCACCAGCAGAAGTTACCGTGCTAAAACTTGAATTATTTCCTTTTGAGCCTGAGTCTGGACTACCAGATGGAGCACCTGCCCCAAACGCTCCTACTACTACAGGATAAGTTTGAGCTGAAACTGTTATTGTAGTATTTGGACTAGCTCCTGAATTATTTATAGGATGATTTGATCCTGGTGCTGTTGAAAAAAATCTCATACCACCAGCTCCGCCACCGCCTGAACCTCTTGGAGGACCGTAGTTGTTTGATCCACCTCCACCACCACCAGCTACCACTAAATAATCAACAACATTATTAGGTGCATCACTTGCTGCAGAGTTCACTACAAAATCTCCATCACCTGTAAAAATGTGTGTTTTAAAATTTCCACATGTAACTACAACGTTACCACCAGTTGCACACATAAAGGTTTCTCCAACAAATCCTGTGCCTTCTTCAACCGGCACCCAACCTTTTGTTCCATCTACATAAATTAATGTAAGACTTTCATTTTTTGTAGTTCTTACAGAATCAGCACAAGATCCATTTAATTTAGATCCACCTCTTCCAATCGTAAAAGCTTTACAAGCAGCACAAAAAGTTCCTGCATAATCTTTAAACGCAACGATATCACCAGCAGATGGAGACGATGGTAACGTAGCTGTTACTGCTCCTCCACTTGTATTTATAAAAAAACCATCACCACTAACCGCATTAAAAGGTGAAGTTTTTGCAGTTGTACACCAATCCACTGTGCCTGTTCTACCAAAACCTGTTTGAGAGGCACCTGGAGCAAGAGCAACAGATCCTCCACATCTTCCTAACGTAACTGTAGAACCACAAACTACAATAGGGTTTGATGGACCAGAACCAATCGTTACTGTCGAACCACATTTTTTTATGATGTTAGTTCCATCTGATTGTTTCTGAATGTTATCTACTTTAATTGTACTAGTCATTATTGAAATTTATACCTAATTGCTACAAATCCTTTACCGCCACCACCACTTGCTGCAGGTCCAGCAGCTCCACCGCCGCCTCCACCTGTATTTACAGTTCCGTCTGTTCCAGCACCAGGAGATGAAGAACCTCCAGCGCCACCACCTCCAAATCCTCCGGCTCCACCTGTAACTGGACTACCACTTGTTCGGCCACCTGAACCTCCACCGCCTCCAGAAAAAGCTCTTGTGTTAGGTGTTGGACTAGATGCGCCGTAACTTGGTGCCGTAGGGCCAAAAAAAGCGTCTGCAATAAAACTTCCTCCGCCTCCAGCTCCGCCTGTGTTTGTACCAGGAGCTCCTGATCCTGCTTGACTTGCACCTCCACCGCCTGCGGCTGCAAAATCTGGACCATGTGAACTGTTTCCTCCGTTATTTCCTTGAGCTGGTGAAGTCGGTGGAACATTACCTAAACCTGTACATGAGGCTAGACCGTTATATCCGCTACCACCACCTGATCCTCCATTACCTGCTTGTGAAGCTACTGTACATTTACATCCTCCACTACCACCACCGCCACCAGCTGATGTTATTGTTGAAAATGTTGAGTTAGATCCATTAGGTCCTGCTTGATAAGCAGGTCTAGCTCCTGTTGTAGGACCAAGAGACGTTCCGCCTCCTCCTACAGCTACTGGGTAACTTTGAATTGAAACTGGTAAAGCACCTGGTGTTGGACTATTAGGCGCTGCTAAAGGAGACATTGTAGGGGCAGGAATACCGCTAACTGGACTGTTGGACAGTCTAAATCCTCCTGCGCCTCCACCTCCTGAGCCAGATCCTGATGTGCAGTTTCCTCCTCCGGCTCCACCACCAGCAACTACAAAATAATCTACAACGGCAGCAGGACCACCTCCACCTGATACAACAAATGTTCCATCTCCTGTAAACACATGAGTTTTAAAATTACCACATGTTAAAACTGTTCCACCAGTAGCTGATATAAATCCTGTACCACTAACAGATGATGTTGAATCATTAACTGTTCTCCAACCTCTAGTTCCGTCTACGTAAACTAAAGTAACGGACTGATCTATGGTATCTAAAGTTGCATTTCCACAAACACCGTTAATTTTAGAACAGTTATTATTTAATGTCACTGCATTACAAGCCCAGCTGTTTGAGTAATCTTTAAAAGCAACTATGTCCCCAGCGCTTGGTGATGCTGGAAGTGTGACTGTAATAGTTCCACTTGCCGTATTTACAAAAAATCCGTCACCGCTCGTTGCAGTAAAAGGTGTGGTTTTTGCAGTTGTACACCAATCTACAGTTCCAGTTCTACCGAAACCTGTTTGTGATGCACCCGTTGCTAATTGAACTGTTTTACCAGATGATCCAACCGTAAGAGTTGAACCACATTGTACGTCAATTTGATTTACTTCTATTTTACTCATTATATTACTACCAATGTTCCAGTTACAGTCACTGTGTTAGTGAAAGTTACTGGTCCTGCTAATACAGCACTTTCTATTACCATAGGTTTAGTAAAAGTTGCTGCGTGGTGGTGAATACTAGTTTCAGCTACTCTATCACCTACGTAAACTTGTTCATTTATCTCAGCCATTTATTCTCCTTATGTGCTAATTGCATCTACACGGCTTAACCAAACATCTACACTTGATGCAGTATTGGCTTGACCTTTCAATACATCTCCACTGTTTAAAACTATTTTAGAGCCACCTTGCACAAGTTCTACAGAACTTGCTGCCGGCAAAGCTAAATCTTTAACGATGTATCTTAAAGTTCCAGAACCATTATCATCTATAAAAACACTAACAGTCACTGCACTCGCTAAGACATTGGCAAGTCTAATTCCTACAACAGCATCGTCAGAGTTAGCTGTTAACAAAGTCGTTGCCGAGTTTGTTATCTGTGCTCCCGATCCTTCAAAATCTTGTGCCATTTATCCTCCTATAATGCAATCGCCATTGCGGTTGCAAATCCTTTACTGGCTGCATTTTGCACTTCGCCAGAATTATCTAAAAATACTGCTTTACTCGCAGGTAAAGTACAGAAAACGTCTTTCGTACCACCGGTAAAATTAACTAACGAATCACCATTAGATGATGATATTACACTTGTTCTTGATAGTGTATCTGTTGCTGCATCTGTTACCGTTCCAATACCAACTTCAAACTCCGCTGTACCTTGATTAAAGATAGCATAGTAAGTTGTGTTAGTATCTCCGATACCAGCTACAAAAGTTTCAAAACCTTGTTGAGCACCAGCAAGATCTAACGTGCCAGTTCCAGTTGTTGTGCTAGTTTCTTTTACTCGATCATTAATTACAAAAGCCATATACTTCTCCTATTACGATGTTAAACTTATAATCGCATTTGATGGTGTACTTGGATCAGGAAACGCAATAGTGAAATCACCATTGGTTGCTGTCTTTGTTCCACCAAAATCCAAAATTACAACTAATTTATCAGATTTATCATCGTTATAAATTGCTCCAAACGCAGCAGAAAAAGTTGCGCTTGAGAAAGTTAAGTTAGCAAAGTCAACACTTGCAGTTGCAGTTGACGAGGCTACCGCCTGACTTGTTAATGCACTTCCGCCAGTTGAGTATCCAGCTGCAGAACCAGAAACTTCGTTTCCAGCACCAGATGAATAAGCTGTGCTACTAGTTGTGTATGGATTTGCTGTGTATAAAGCTAATTTAAAAGAATCTCCACCAGACGCAAAGTTGTGCGTTCCTGATAGTAACTCTCCTTTAAATGCATTTGGTACAACGTTTGCCATATTTTATCTCCTTATAGTGACGGTGGTTTTGTCTTCATTGGAACACGAATAGAACCGTCCATATATTCGTCCCTTCTTCTTAGGCCTTGTTGCTCTAGAGCATAAGTTTCCAAAGCTTCTCGATAAGACTGCTGATAGAAATTTAACATATCTGCAGGACCTTTCAAGTATCCATATACTTCTACCAAAGAAGCATACAAAAGTAAATCTTCGTATTTATTACTTAGGTCAGTAGTCTGAGAATCTGACGTAGTAATAGACGTGGGTTG